CTGTAAGAGCTTTAGCTAAATTAACTACTAAAAATAATAGGAACGTCAATCCTTTAAATAATAGGGTAATTGCCAATATTTATGGAATTGCAACATTACCAACAGCTATGTTTGAATTCTTTTTAAGTGTACATGGAGATAACAATGAAAGATGTAAACGAATGATTGATAAATTGAATAGGGATTTAGAGAATAGTGATTACCCAACCGGAATGAAAAAGGCATTAAAACAAGATATACGGCAAATGGAAGAACTCTATAATATGCTTGTAAGTGGAAAACTGGACGAAACTTCAGATGTAAACATATTATTAAGGCGAATAGCTCATTCCCTTTTTGGTGGTAAACCTAGTATTGGGAATATATATGAGCCAAATATGATTTAATAAAAAGCTCTCCTATGTTAATGTTAAATATATATATTAGTCCCTAAGATAAGGTAAGCATGTATTTGCTTACCTTATCTTTTTATCTACTCATTTTGACTTTAGATTAATTATTTTATAAAAGAAAGGTTGTGTTTATATGGCTAGCAACTTCAAACCTAAAAAACCAATTAGGTGCAAGTTTTGTGATAAATATAATTCAGATGTCGACATGTATGTTGCTCATATAGAAAGGGTTCATAATAATTTGATTCCTCCCGACATGACACCATATCAATTTTACTATATGACAAAAACTGGACGCACACAAGGTAATTGTGTAGTTTGTAAAAAGCCTACAACATGGAATGAAAATACTCATAAATATAATCGTTTTTGTAATAATCCAAGATGTAAAGAAAAATACAAAGAAGAATTTAGAAAACGTATGATTTCGAAATATGGTAAGGTATCGTTATTAAATGATCCAGAACAACAAAGAAAAATGTTAGCACATCGAAAAATTAGTGGTCAATATGTATGGAGTAATCATGAAGGTTCTGTGACATATACAGGAAGTTATGAATTAGATTTCCTAGAATTCTTGGATAACTGCCTTAATTATAATTATACGGATATTATGGCTCCTTCTCCTCATACTTACTATTATGAATATGAAGGAGAGAAGAAATTTTATATTCCAGACTTTTTTATCCCATCGTTAAATGTAGAAATTGAAATTAAAGATGGTGGTAATAATCCAAATAATCATCATAAAATACAGGAAATCGATAAGGTAAAAGAACATCTTAAAGACAAAGTAATGAAAACAGGAGCATTTCATTATGTAAAAATCGTTAATAAAGAAAATGAGAGATTTTTAGATTTCTTATATAAATTAAGAGAGAATGAAGAAAATGGTATTAAAAAACCAATTATAATGATTTAGAAAGGGGAAATGAACAATGAAGATTAAACACATAAATATGTCTGATTATAGTGATAGTTCAGCACCATTTATTGCCGATAATATCGATATTGAATCTTTGCCACAAGATTTAGCTAGACAAATTATCAATCATTTTCATCATGTAAATAGTAAATTATCTATTTGGGTAAATTTAAATATTAATAAATTATTAGATGTAGCTGGATGGAGCTATTTCAATTATAGCAAATATATGTCATCTTATAAGTTTATTGATGAGCATAGATTGAAGAGTGAAATCAAACCATCAAATTTAGAATTAATGAAATTAGATGCTATGATTAATAGATATAACCGAGTATTTGATTTATCATTATATAATGGAAATGATAGTAAAGCAGTTGGTAAATTCATTTTCGATCTAAGTTCTAAACTTGGTGGTAAGTTAAGTGATAATCCAGTAAGACTACGATTACTATTTGATATTGTTATTCCTTTTATCAACGGATATAATGATGCGTATAATAATCTTTTATGCTATCAAAATGGTATTAAAATTAGATACTTTAGTTCACCTCTTAGTGAAATTTATAGAGAATTAATTCATGTTACTAAAAAATCAATTGCAGAAAAAACAAATGCATTCGCTACATTGTATGGGTCAGTTAATGCATTACTCTGTAAAAATGATGATGAATCTCATATGCTAGATTCATTATTTATTAAATATCTGGAAGCATCTGGTTATGAAGCTAATGAATCCATTCGTTATACTTATGCTTCACAAAATATTCGTTATATGATGAAAAATGAAAACTTCTTAATGAAAGAAGCATCTAAGTATATTTCTCATGACGATTATGTTGATAGATTTGATGGGGAATACTATACCGAATCTGTATACGAATCAAATGGATATTCTACAAGAGGAGTAAATTTATTTGTCGAATCTAAAAACATGGAAAGTGGAGAGATCATGTGTAGACTACGATTTATGGAAGAGAATTTAGATGATTCTAGTTTAAAAATTCCCCAAGAAAAATTAAGAGCTATTTCTGAATATGGGAAATTAATTCCATGTGTATCTGAAAACGATAGTATACTCCACTCATGTACATTGCTAGAATATAAGAATGATATTTACCTTTTATATAAAAATGATAATGGTATGATTTACGGTACATCATTACTGGACGAATCAATCATAAATCTTATATAAGAGGTGATAAAAATGGAAACTAAAACTATTAATGTATTCACAACAAAAAATACAGTCACTGTCAAAGAAGTTTACAATTTAAATTTAGTAAGTTGTAACCGTTCTAGTGGAGTGGTATTTGAATCTGGTAATAAAGAATTTCATATATCAGCTTCCGATATGGAAACCATTGTCAGGACATTTTTACCTGTAAATTAAAATAAATATATCCAATACCAAATTAATGGTATTGGATATATTTAT